AATGCTTATTGCTAGTCGTGGTTTTGGTAAGTCTTTTATACTTTCTGTTTATGCTATTCTAAGAGCATTGCTAATGCCGGGAAGAAAAATAGTCATCGTTGGTGCTGCTTTCCGTCAATCTAAAGTTCTGTTTGAGTATATGGATACGGTTTGGCGTAACTCACCTCTGCTAAGAGATATTGTAGGAGGTAATGGTGGTCCAAGAAGAGATGTAGACATGTGCAGACTAAAGATAGGCGATAGTCAGATCACATGCTTACCTCTTGGTGACGGTAGCAAGATTCGTGGTCAACGTGCTAATGATATTATTGCTGATGAATTTGCATCTATCCCTAGAGAGATATTTGAAAATGTTGTAGCCGGTTTCGCTGCTGTTAGTGCTTCGCCTATTGAGAACGTAAGAAGAATAGCTGCTGAGAAAAAAGCCATTGAGCTTGGAGAGATGACAGAAGACGAACAAGAGGTTCATGAAGAAGGTGCAAACCAAATCATACTTTCTGGTACGGCTTATTATGACTTTAATCATTTTGCTGAATACTGGAAAAAATGGAAGAGTTTCATAACCAGTCAAGGAGACCCTAAGAAGTTAGGCGAACTTTTCGGAGAAGATGAAGTTCCTGCTGGTTTTGATTGGCGACAATACTCAATTATTCGAGTTCCTTTTGAACTTTTGCCTGAAGGTTTTATGGATGCTGCTCAGGTTGCCCGCTCAAAGGCCACAGTTCACTCAGGAATCTACCAAATGGAGTTTGGGGCATGTTTCTCTACAGATAGCAATGGGTTCTTTAAACGCTCTCTCATTGAGTCCTGTGTGGTCTCTCCGCAGAATCCAGTTAGTCTTCCGAGTGGCGAAGTGAATTTCCAAGCTGTATTAAGAGGCGATCCAAATTGCAGATATGTTTATGGGATTGACCCTGCTTCTGAAGTTGACAATTTTTCTATAGTCATAATGGAAGTACACGAGGATCATAGTCGCGTTGTTTATTCTTGGACAACTAACAGAAGTAGACATAAAGAGCAGTTAAAAGCTGGAGTCGCTGAAGAAACAGATTTTTATTCGTATTGCGCCAGAAAGATAAGAGACTTAATGAAAGTCTTTAAGCCTCAAGAAATAGCTCTAGATGCTCAAGGTGGTGGTATTGCTATTATCGAAGCTTTGCATGACAAAGACAAAATTAGAGAAGGCGAATTACCAATTTGGCCGACTATAAACGAAAAGAAAGAAAAAGATACTGATGGTGAACCGGGACTTCACATTGTGGAGATGGTTCAATTTGCTAAAGCCGACTGGGTTGCAGAGGCTAATCATGGATTAAGGAAAGACTTTGAAGATAAGACGGTTCTGTTCCCTTACTTTGATTCTGCTACCCTTGGCTTGGCTATATCTGATGATAAGCTAAAGAATAGGCTGTACGACACACTTGAAGATTGTGTAATGGAAATTGAGGAGTTAAAAGACGAACTCTCAATGATTATTATGAGTCAAACAACTTCTGGTAGAGACAAGTGGGATACTCCCGAAGTTAAACTTCCCGGAGGTAGAAAAGATAGAATCAGAAAAGACCGTTACTCATCTTTAATTATGGCTAACATGTCTGCAAGAAAGATATTGAGAACACCTCCACCTCCTGTTTACGATACTATTGGAGGTTTTGTAGGTGGAGCAAAGGGTGATATGACAGGCCCTTCTTTTGTAGGCCCGTCTTGGTTCACAGAAGGAATGAAAGATGTTTATTAGTTTGGTGTATAATCAATTAGATTAATTCCACAATCATTCCAATTGCAATTGAATAGGTGAACAATGTCTGACAATGATCCGATACAAGACCAAGAAAAAGTACAAGCTTTTGTGACTTGGTCTGATGACTCTGGTAAAAGACAAGCGCTTTCTGATACGTCTGATAATATTGACTCTTATGACGGTATTCAAAAATCGGTAGGCTACAATCGCCGCTCTTTTTTAGATATTGAACCTAACCGATCTGTAAGAACTGGATTTACAAGAGAAGACTATAATAGGTTTCGTTCTTCTGAATCCGTACCAAAGCGACAAAAAGAAGCTATTCGTATGTGTATGCAGGCTTACGATAAGGTAGGCATCATCCGCAACGTCATTGATTTAATGGCAGACTTTGCTGGTCAAGGAATTACGATTGTTCATCCAAACAAAAGAATCGAAAAGTTTTTCAGAGCTTGGTTTAACAAAGTAAATGGAATTGAAAGATCAGAAAGATTTCTTAACACCTTATATAGATGTGGAAATGTAGTTGTAAAAAGAAGAACTGCAAAAATTAGTCGAAAAGTAGAAAGAGATCTCAAGAGTGCTGCATCTCCAGATATGGAAGCTTTAGTCAGAAATGTAACTAAAAAAGAAATACCTTGGAAGTTTGATTTCTTGAATCCAATGTCAATCGAAGTTATTGGCGATGAACTTGCTACTTTTGTTGGACAACCACAATACGCACTTAAAGTCTCTAAGTTAGTTAGAGGTTTAGCTAACAAAGGTTTGATGACAGATAGTCCTTACCATAAAAATATACAAGCTTTGTTACCTCCAGATATTGTTAAGTCAATTAAAGAGGGTGAAAGTGTCATTCCATTAGATCCAGAAAAAGTATCAGTACACTACTATAAGAAAGATGATTGGCTTGTTTGGGCAAACCCAATGATATTTGCAATTCTTGATGATATTATTATGCTCGAAAAGATGAAGCTTGCTGATATATCCGCTCTTGATGGCGCAATTTCTAATATCAGATTATGGAGTCTTGGAGACTTAGACAACAAAATTCTTCCAACAAAGGCTGCTATCAATAAATTAAGAAATATTCTAGCTAGTAATGTCGGTGGTGGAACAATGGACTTAGTATGGGGTCCTGAACTGAAGTTTACTGAGTCTAGCACTCAAGTATTTAGATTCTTAGGAAAAGAAAAATACGAACCTGTACTTACTAATATATATGCGGGTCTTGGTGTTCCTCCTACTCTTACTGGCGCTGCTGGCTCAAGTGGTGGGTTTACTAATAACTTTATCAGTCTTAAAACTCTTGTTGAAAGACTAGAGTATGGAAGACAGGTTTTAGTTAACTGGTGGAACCAAGAGTTAGAAATAGTCCAAAAGGCTATGGGCTTCAGGCTTCCTGCAAAAATACATTTCGATCAAATGGTTCTTTCTGACGAAGCTTCTGAGAAAAATCTACTTATTCAATTAGCTGACAGAAATATCATTAGCGCTGAAACTCTTGTTGAGCGATTTGGAGAAATTCCCGAAATTGAAAAAATCAGAATTCGACGGGAAGAAAAAGATAGAAAGGCAGAAGCTATGCCTCAAAAAGCAAGTCCTTATCACAATCCTCAACATAGAAATGATCTTGAAAAAATTGCTTTGACAAAAGACTCAATGCAGCCAGAAGACTTTGGGTTAGTACCTTCTACTGATACCGGCAGACATCCTCTGACTGATCCTAAAGATAGACGAGACAAAGAGTCTATTAATAAAGAAAAAGAAGAGAAGGAAGAAAAGAGAATGGAATTGAAGAAGAAAAATAGTCCAGCTCCAAAACAAGAAGAAAAGTTTAATCCAACTGGCAGGCCAGAAGATGGAAGACCAAAAAACTCTACCGATAAAGGTCCTAGAAAACAAAGGGTAGATAAACCAAAGCAAATAGTTAGCCAAACCGAGGTAGCTAGTATGTCTTTGTGGGCTGGAGAAGCTCAAGCAAAGATAAACGAAGTTATTAACCCTGCTATATTAGCTCACTACAATAAGAAAAGTTTGAGGTCTTTAACCAAGAGCGAAATGGATCAATTAGAGCATTTAAAAATGTGTATACTTTGCAACATTCAACCGTTCATGGAAATAAATGCCGACACTCTAAATAACCTATTAAAAAACCCTGTAAAAGAAACAGCGAGCTTCAAAAATCTAATGTCAAGTTTGAAGAAGGACTTCTTTAATAGAAATAATAGAAAGCCAAACGTTGATGAGCTTAGAAAGATGGCTGTTTCCTCCTACGCTTTGAGTAAAACGGCCTAGCATAACTTGTATATTTTTTGTCTTATGGTGTATATTCTTTTGAGGTGACATATGAGAATATATAAAAGTGAGTTAGAAGCTGGCCTCGAAGATGCAATTAAAGCAAACGCTAGTGTTGCTTACTCTTCACCAGTTAGTTTCTATATACCAAATAAAGAGCAAAAAGAAAGTATCAAAACTTTAGTTGTGGCAGAAGAATCTGCTATAGCTGAAAATAAAGATCAATATGACTTATACTATCTTAGCTCTATCTTAGTTTCTACAGGCTGGAACAAAAACGATGATGTTTTTGACATGGGAGAAACTTGGTCTGCAAAAGATACCCCCTCAGATAAGCAATTTAACTTCATGCATAATGAAGCTGATATCATTGGCCATATAACTGGAAGTGTTGTTCTTGACCAAAATGGCAATGAAGTAGAAGATATTAGTAATATAGATAAATTCGATATTGCTACAAGTGCTGTTCTTTACAATAGCTGGACTTCTCCAGAACTAAGAGAAAGAATGGATAAACTTATTGCAGAAATTGAAGAAGGCAAATGGTTTGTTTCCATGGAATGTCTTTTCAATGATTTTGACTACGCTATAGTCACGCCAGAAGGTAGTGAAAAAGTTGTAGCAAGAGATGAAGCATCTGCATTTTTAACAAAACACCTTCGAGCATATGGAGGTACTGGAAAGTACGAAGGATACACGATAGGAAGACTTTTAAGGAATATTGCGTTTTCGGGAAAAGGTCTCGTTAGCAATCCCGCAAATCCGCGCAGCGTGATTCTAAATGATGTAAACCCTTTTGCTAATGCGCAAGCAGAAGAAATAACTAACTCTAATATTAATATGGAGAATAAAGATATGTCTGATGTTCTCAAAGAACAGGTCGAAGAGCTTAAAGCTGAACTGGCAACTGCCAAAGAAGCTGCTAAAGCTTTGGAAACCGAGATGACTACGCAGAAAGAAGAAGAAATTCAATCTAAGATTGAAGCTTTTGAAGCTGTTGTTTCCGAAAAAGACGAAGCTATTGCTGAAGCCAAAGCTGCTGTTGAAGCTGCTGAAGCCAAAGTTGCTGAGTTACAAGAAGCAATTGCTAAAAAGGATGAAGAGCTTGCTGAAGCTCTGGCCAAAATTGAAGCTCACGAAGCTGAAGTTAAAGCCATGGCACGCAGAGCAGCTTTAGTTGAAGCTGGTGCTGATGAAGAAGAAGTCGAGGCAATCCTCGAATCTTTTGCTGAAGCAACAGACGAAATGTTTGAGCAAGTTGTTGCTCTCAAGAAAAACGCCCTCAAAAAAATGGGTGTTAAAAAGGACGAAGAAAATCCTTTTGTGAAAAAGGATGAAGAAGAAGCCCCAGCATCAGCTGAAGAAGTAGCCGAAGAAGTTGAAGCAGTAGAAGCTGAAGAAGCTGAAGCTGAAGAAACTGATGAAGCTGCTGAAGAAGCAGAAGCTGAAATTCTTGAGGAAGTTGAAGAAGAAGCAGAAGCTGCCTTAGCTGACGCTGGCGACGATGTAGTTGAAGAACTACGTTCTAGTGCTAGCAACTGGTTGGAAAGCAACGTTCTTCGTTCTACAGCAAGTATTAACAAATAATTTTATTTTTAAGGAGACATTCAAATGGCTTTAAAAGCTGATAGAAATGAACTCGATGTCGATATCTCGTTTTTCATGAACGAAACTGGCGAAAAAGGACAAATTGTTGTTCTTAGTACCGTTGGTTCTGGAGCTGCAATGGATCAGTCTAAAAACTTAGTGACGATCGCTGAAGCATCCCCTACCAACGTTGTTGCTGGCGTTCTACTGAATGACGTTGTTGACATTGACCTAACTCGCCAGCATATTAACTGGCACAAAGATGAAGTCCAGAAAGGTGGCAAAGTTGCCCTCCTGAAGAAGGGTTATATCGTTACGAATATGATTGATGGAACGCCTACCAAAGGCGCTCTGGCATATCTTGACGATTCAGACACTGGTAAGTTTTCCGTTGAAGGTAATATCGCAACTGGCGACGATACTATTGTTGGCCGTTTCATGTCCAGTTTGGACGAAGATGGTTATGCAAAAGTCGAAGTTAACTTGCCTATGCCAACAGCTAAGACTTCTGGCGGCGATGCCGTATAATATTAGCCCTTAATTAGGAGACTTTTAATCATGAGTAAAATGACAAAACCTGATGATCATTTTATCGAACTCATTCAACGCTCTGGTAGCGTCGATAAGAATGAGGCACTCGCTGCACAGCGAGAATTAGCAGTAGCCTT